GATCACGTCTTTCTAACCATACTCCTTCACCTGTAGTAGCTGTTGTTGAATCAAATACTTGAACACCTCTTATAAATAAAGCTTTTGTTGGAACTGTAATACTATTAAAATCTGTAGCAAATTGTGCTTCTGCTTGAACTCTGTCTGAATCCATTGGAATATCTAAATTAATTCTATGTTCAGCATTTTCTAAAAATCTATTTATAACAGCAGCAGTAAATACGTTAGCATCTACCTCTGTATAATTTCTAATATCTGTTGTTAAATTTGCGTATGTGTATCCAGCCATAATTAACTTCTATCATTTACGGGTCCAATTGTACACTGAAAACCGCCTCCTGTTGCTGTGCTTGTAGCATTAGATACTAAAGGCACTGTTAATGAATTATATAATGTTTCTGTTTGTGATGCTTTAGGACCAACTATAACAGTTGTTCCAATTGCTGTTGCAAGATATGAGCCATAAACTTTTGCACCTGATGTGTGAGCAATCGCTGTAGTGTTAGATGGAGTTACTCCTCTAAATGGTGCAGCTGTTCCTCTTGTGCATCCTGTTAATGTGTGTGTAGATCTACCTGTGTATTGAATAGTTTCATTTGCATATGTTCCAACTAATAATGGATTAGTAATTGTGCCAGCAGTTAAATCAGCTTGTGTGTAAACTTTTTCTATAACAATATATCCTGCTGTTGGAAACTCAGATCCATCAGTTAAAACAATTGATGTAGCAGAATCACTTATGTTTCCATTTAATGTTGTAGATAATTCTAAAGTTGTAATTGCAACTCCACCTATAGGTTGTTTAACATCACTAAATCTTACGTAAGATGTTCCTTCATTTAAACCATTACCAGGAAAAGAAACACTTAAAGTTCCAGAAGCAGCTGTAGTTGTAAAAGGATTGTTTGGTAAAATATCTGTTACAGGAAACTCAACTCTTGCAGGTCTTGCATGTTTTAATCCTTGTGGATCAGCTCCTACTGGGTGTGGTTCTAATTGTGGTTGCTTAGGTTCAAATTCAGATGTGTGCACCCATGCACCTGTCCACTCTTGCACCATTTCTCTATATGGAAAAGCTGCGCCTGATCTATCAGAGATCGCTAATGCTCTACTACCTTTTGCAAATCTAGCCATTATATATTTGGATAGTATGTCTTCGGAGTAATAAATGTGCTAGCTGCAGAACCATCTTCAGATAATGCTCTAGCAAGTTCATCCTCGTACAACAACTTCATCTCCTGTGTTCTTTGTGGTGCAAACTTCATAGATAAATAATACGACAGTCCTGAAACCATACATGGTACAAATCTAAAAGGTGCATCACTTGCGTTAGTATATGCTCCTGCATCTTGAATTCTTTTTACATAGTAAACACTTAAATAGTTTGATGCAGCAGTTGCATTTGGTAAAGGATAAATAGTTAATGTAACTTTATCTATAAATCTTTGTACCCAAAATTGTGAAGGTGTTCCATTTGATGCTTTGTTTGCTGTTGCAGCATAAGAATCTCTTGCAACTTTAGTTAAACCCGTATCTGATTGATTTGTTGTATTATAGTTTTGTCTATAAGATACATTTAAAATATCAGAGATACCATAAATATTTGCTGTTGGAACAGTTGTAGCTTGTGGTGGTTCTCCACCTCCAGGTACATCTGAAGAGTTTCTGTAAAAAGTATAAATACCAGATCCTTCAGCTGTAGCATCTACATTAGTTGTAGAACCTTGAACTAAATTAATATTAGTATTTCCTACTTCCCAAAAATGTATTCCTCTATTACCCCATTCTTGAAAAAGAATGTTTAACGATCTTCTAGCAGTTTTTAATTGATGTCCTGCCGTACCAACTAAACCGATACGTTCATACGCATCTGCAATGATCTCATCAATTGAAAAGTTTTGATCAAATGCGTAGGCTGAGGAAGTAGTATTCGCCATTGGCTACTCCTTTAAAATGTTCCGATTACGTAAAAAAAATCACAGTTAGTAAGATCGACGTAAGCTCCACTGTCACAATAAATACCAGCTCCTGGCATTTTAAATTCGTGAACTTGATTAGCTGCTGTTGCAAACTTACCATGAAAAACTAAATTTTTTGCTGTCGCACTTCCAGTTTCATTATAAATTTTTATTTCAGCATCTGCGTCAGTAGACTGTGCAAAGACATTCATAATATTGATCTTTGTAAGATTAGTGGCTGTTGATGTAGTTGCAGTATTTACTAAACCTTGTAATTGACCGTCTGCAGTTAAAACAACCGATTGTCTTACTTTTGATGTTATTGACATAATTTTATTCTCCTTAAATTCACGTGGGGCCGAAGCCCCACAATAAATTAATTATTAGCTTAGGTTATTGTTTTGCATATACAAAACAGTAACAGTAGCTGCACCTGTAGTACCATCAGCATTAGCTGCTGTGTAAGTTGCAGTTACAGTTTGGTCCGATGTACCAATATCTGTACCATCAGTTTGAATCGTACCTCTTGTTGTAGCTAAAGCTTTTACGTTAGTAGCTGGTAAATACTCATCAGTATCACCTGCATGTCCAACTTGAACTGTTGCAGTTCCACTGTCATTAGCCACAGTTGTAACGTTTAATATAACGTCAACAATTTGTGAGTTTGCAGGGATTATTCCAATTGTCGATGTGTTAGTTGCACCGATAATATCGATTACTGCTGATTGAGCCATTAAAGTAAAACCTAAGTTTTCACTTGCTCCTTGTCTAATCGTACCAGCTTTAATTGGTCCGCTAAATGTAGTTGTTGCCATAATTTTATCCTCCTAATTTACGAACATAGTCTTTAGGCCGTCGACTATACGCGTCTATGTTCTATTTTAAAATGTATAGTAATTAATTTATATATTAGATTTTAGTAGAGTGCAAGAGATCCTAAGGTATTTATGCAATTTCAGCAGTGTAGCTTTTGATTAAGTAGCTACAGAAACTTGTGGAGCAGCGCCTTCAACGCTATTTTGCCTGTGGGCAATTTTAGCTTCTTCAAGCTTAATGTCAGTAATGACTTGTTTGACTTTGTCATCGATTCTGACCATCTCAAGAGTGTATCTACCATTAGACAGATGCTCCTGTTCCCACTTCAACTCCAAGGACCTTTTTTGTTTGTATAGGTCTTGTATCATCAACAACCTCCTCATAGGTTATTCTGTTTACTCGGTTATCATATGAGTTTCCGAGATATTCCCAATTTATACTCTTTTCTCCCAGTTTGTCAAGGACTGCTTGTTCAAGAGAAATAGCATTATCTTCCGCAGAAACATTAAATTTCGCGTAGTAATCGTATGCCCATATTGTAACTGTAAACTTTTTCATGAATCCCACCATGTTATTTATTGAATGTGGCCGAACTATGTCCGGCCACAAAATTACTTAGTTATGCTTACGCACCTTCGCAACCGAAGATACCTCTAAAGTCAGATGCGCCGAAAGCGTATCTTTCTCTAGCTTTGTATCTAACGTTACCAGTATCGAAGTCTCCTTCCATTGAAGTTGTCAATGGAGTTCTTGAGAACATCTTCATACCATTTGGAACGTCCGTCATAATGTACCAAGAATCAGCATCAGTTAAAAAGTTATTAACTCTGTAACCTTGTGGGATCATTCCCATGCTGTTGATTGCATTGATGTCATTATCAGCAGTTTGAGTTCTACCTTGAGACTTCATAAGTCTTTCAGCGTTGAACTGATTCGCAGAAGGAATTATCATTTTAACTCCTTTAGCTGCGATTCTTAAACCTCTTTCATCAGTCATAGCTGCGATGTCAATCAAAGCTTGTTCTAATGAAGTTTCGTTTAAGTCTGCTTGTGTTGCTAAAGTATTGCTTACAGTACCCGCGATAGTTGGGTGGTTAGTAGCCATTAAGTTAACGCCGTCACCTGTTTGAAAAGCAGTTCCCGCGGCTACGCCCGGTAAACCATTATTCAAAGGTGCTGCACCTTTAACTTCTTTAGCATTGGACATAGATCTTGCAAGAGCTTTTGTGTATCTAGAAGAAAGTCTGTCATAAAGGTTGTCCTCTATTGCTTCTTCTGTGATAGCGAAAGCTAAAGCGATCGTTTCCATTGTGTATCTAGCAGTGTAAGTTTCTTGCGCGTCGTCGTACGCAATTCCTTGACCTTCTGCTTTTACATCTGCGTTTGCAAAACCACTTAACATTACTTCTTCTTCAAAAGCTCTGTCAGATGATTCTGTTGTATAAATCTCAGCATGCTGATTTTCATACCTTTTGTACTCCAGCCCAAATAAAGCATTTAGGCCTGGTTCTAGTTCTTTAACTAGTTGTGCTCGTGATATTGCCATATTATGCTCCTATTATTGCCATGTAACCGCACCAGTGAAATATTGGTTTAAGTTGTGCGCGACTACCACTGAACAATTCGCTGCTGCGATATCGTTATTTTCAGGGTCTTCTGCAGTTCTTACCAATCTCCATTGGTTGTTAGTTGCATGCCTTGTAGCGTAAGTTAACTCTGAACTTGACTGACCAGATAAATCTGAACCAGCTGCAGTTACAGTTAAACCGTATGTTTTACCATATTCAGCTTGAGCTGCTGCAGTGTCAATCGAAGCAACAAAAAGTTGATTCGGATTGTCAATTACAAATGCAGTTATATCTTCGCTATTAGCTGGAGTAATAGGTTGGTTGTAGAAATTCGCAAACGTCGGCTTCTTAGTAGTAGCGTCGTTATAGAATATTCCGTTCAACACACCTATACAAGTGTTAGTGATGGCAGCTTGTGCAGTAACAATGTATCCAGCGGCGCTTCTTACAGCTGTCCCTTGGAACAAGTCAACACCCATGCCAGCATCGATAAGATATTTGCCTTGTCCGCCAGTAGCCGGTGTAGAACCGATCGTACCTTGTGGAATCAAACCAAAACCTTGTGTGTTTCTATTTGCCATAGTTATTACTCCTTATGAACCTGCCGTCGTAAAACGGCCTCCAGTTCGGTTGATATTATTTCGATGTTTAAGAATTACTTCTTTGTACCACCGAAGTTTTTGCTTGAACGCTCGAATTTCATCGGCATTCGTTTATCCTGATCCTTCAGTAAGTCGTTTTCTACTGCTTCGTCTTGACCTTCAGTTTGTCTTTTCTGATAGTCCATACGAGACTGTGCGAGTTCTTCGGGTATCCTTGCCAGGAGAAGGCCACCTACTCCAATCACTCCAGCGTATTTTCCGTCTATGACAACAGGATAGTCTGCATCTTTGTATTCGTCAGCTCTCACTAACTCATAACCAGATCTCAATCTTCCATGAATATTTTTGGAATCATTGAAACCCATTGATTCAGCTCTTATCCATCTGTGCCTAAATCCGTCAGGCGCTGGTGGTGCATCTAGAGATGATGGGGGCTTGTACTCTTTTGGTCTTTCAGTTTTTGACCGAGTTTCAGCCGCACGAGAAGTTACTTTTTCGTTTTCTATTTTCATATGCTTATGCTCCTTCCGTGAGTTTTAATTGTTTTGCATATTCTTCGAGTGGCACACCTAATTTTTTAGCTATTGCTACTTGAGACGATGTGAGTCTCACTTGTTTGCGACCAGGTTTTGAGCTTCTGTTAGCCGAAGCTACCGACTGAACGGCCCTGTTCGTTTGCTTAGTTTCATTATTATCAAATTTGTGCCCGAAGTCAACTCTAATCCTTTTATCAATCTCTTGGTAATATTCTTGAGATTTAGGATCGTAGCCTTCTTTATCAACTAAATCTTTGTGAATCTCAAATGCAGTAAATGTCATGGCTCTATCTGTCCCGAACCATCTATTTCTTGCAGCCCAATCTTCAGCCATAGGATCAGCTTGAGGCATTTGTCTAGGGGTTTCATTTGGTAATTGTCCACCGTCGGATAGTCTCACAGGTGTTTCCTGTTCAACTGGTTTTTCTTCTTTTCTTTGCTTTAGTTTAGCGTTCTCGAAAGCTAACTCAGCAATTTTTTTATTTGCTTCAACTTGAGCTGTTGCATCACCTGCTTCAATGGCTGTAGCTAATTGCTTTTGTGCCATCTCCATACCAGACTTTACAGTTTCTTCAAATTTAGCATTGTAATCAGAATCAACTTTATTAAATCTTTCCTGATCTTGTTTTCTTTTTGATTCGACTGCAGCAGCGTATTCAAGAGCAGCAGCTTCTTTACGTTCTGCTTCTCTCATCTTACGAGTAAGTTTTGCAATTCTAGCTTGCACTCCTTTACTGTAGTCTTCTAATTTTTCATCTTCCTTTTTTTCTGTTTCTTTTGTCTCTGTTACTACTTCTTCTGTCGTTGTTTCCGGAGCAGTATCAACTGTCTCCTCTTTTGTTTCTTCTAGAGTTACATCGACCTCTGGTCCTGATGTATCTAGATCTACAGGTATATCACCTGGTCCTTTTCTTTTTTCTTCCTCTGGCATAGTTTCCTTCCTATGTTAAAATTTGTGCAGGATATCTGTTGGATCC